TTTTTCTTTATCATCTGTATAGCCGTAAATTCCAAATCCATTATTCAAGTCAAATGTTTCAAATATATTTTCATCAGTATTAATAAAAACATCTAGATCTAAATAAAGTACCTCATCATATAAATTACATAAGTTTCTCATCACATAGTGCTTATAATGTTGAATACATTGATATTGAGTTTCAAATACACCGTATTCATCTAAGTTATCAAGAAAGATCTTATACACATCATCGATCTTATATACTTTGTAGTCAGCACCACATTTTTTAGCGTATTCTTCTTGCCTGTAAGTCAGGGCATTATAATTTTTTGCAAGTTTTAAAGATTTAAAATCAGCATCACCGTTGTAAATTTCATGAGGATCAATATAAACTGTAAATATTACCCTAGTCATATAATTCGATTCCTTCATGCTCAACTTGACAATGTCTTATACACCTTTCATCTCTAGTTTGTTGTTTTTCCCAAGATTCTGGTAACGTCTTTTCGTACCATTCGTGCGACAATACTTCTTCTATAGTTTTATTATTTACATTTAAATTACTTTTATTTTTTTCATACTGTGCCATCACCTGTTGGCCAGGATCTTTATGCCACCAATCTGTACCATGACCTCTTGAGTTATACGTGTTGTCATTCTCAGTAAAGTAGTGTGTATTTGCAAAGTAGCAACAAGGAAATACCTGTCCATCAGGATTTACTACTATTCTTCCTTTATTGAGCCACCTACATTTTATTATTGCCACCAGGTTCCTCCTTTTTCTTTTTGAGCTTCTTTTACTTTTAGCGCAATATTTTGAAAATCTGTTCTAGTTTTATAATCAACCATCATACCTTTATTTCTTACATTTCCTGGACTACTATAATTACCATCAGTTTGTTCTAGATAGGTCTTTTCTCCGGTCTCACTAATAAAATGCATCTTAGGCCCATATTGAAATCTATTTGATTCGTTCCATGAAAAATACCCAGCGCCATATTCTTTACACAGTTCTTCTATTTCAAAAAGATAATCTTGATTATGTTTGTGAATAACGCAAAATACATGAGCACGCCCACCGGCTTCTGTAAATGCTTTCATGTTTCCAAGTATTTTAAATAAATTAGTTTTTCTTCTATAGTGACTATGCATTTCTTGTGTTACTCCTTCAACTGCAAAATTAACAGCAATATTAGGTAACTTCCCTAACTTAGTCCACCAACTTACAGGACGAATGCTACCATTAGTATCAATAATAACCTCACCTGAAGAATTTGTAGTTATGTATTCGCAGATCTCAAACAAGTCTTTATTCATAACTGGATCACCCCAAGTTCCGCATATTTCCCACTTAGGTATTTTCTGTATGAAATCTATAGAATAGGCAAATTTAAATTGTTCAAATGACCACTGCGTTAAAGGTAACCACTTTTGACTACCAAGTCCTACTCTATCTGTTCTATGACAAGCGGGACAGCCTGCATTACAGTATGTGGATATATCTAACCACATTATCATTTTGCCGTCATTTAAGACGTCAATAAATTTTCGTGCCATTCGGTGTTGTCCTGTCTGGTTGAAATCTTGCAGTGGTTAAATAAGAACCTTCTGGATATTCCATAGACTTCAATAATTCTTGAAACATGAGCGGCGATATTTCAATTAAATCATAAGTCTTTTTTCCGGGGTTATATTGTCTTATATATACGTTTTTATCACCTATAATTAACTGAAGATCTTCATATTTTCCATCATTATCCAAGACAGTCGTAACAGTTTCGTCATGGTCATGTTCTATCGTAAACATTATCTCCTCATCTTTGCTAAATCAATTGCATTCTTTTTATTCGTTACTGGTACTAGATTTGATTTATGCATAGCACTAATACCAATGATCTGATCACCAGTATATCTATTTAGGCTTTTTTTAATTCCATTACCGATTGAATCAGATGTTGGAGATGTTTGATGAGTTTTATAATCAGGAATATCAGTTCTAAAGTTTGACTTAGGACGATCTTCAATACCCATCTTTTTTAAGAACTTTTCATGCTCTGATAAGGCTTTATTCCAACCAGGCTTTCTTTTCATTTTGCGTCTTTTTGTACTGAGGGACGACATACCTCTCACTAAATGCATTGTCATAATATCTATTCTATCATATTTTTTTTCATTTGTAAACGTTTTTTTTAAAAAAATCTTATATATACTACAATTGTGCAACATTAGTAGAAAGAAAGAATAATGACATCGCTTATAAAACCGCAAAAATTTACGAAGACAGTGGACCTTTTAAGGTCCTTTTTTATATCTAAAGGCTTCCATGAGGTTCATACCCAAAATAGACTGAGTATACTGGCAGCATGTGAAGATCCAGAGACAGTAGCCACATATCAATACAATGGTAATATATGGCCGCTGCCGCAAACAGGCCAAATGTGGCTTGAATATGAGTTGTTAACTAACCCGTCAGAGAACGGGTTTTTTTGTGTCTCCACTTCTTACAGACAAGAGCCAAGACCAGTAGAGGGACGTCATGAAACTATATTTCCAATGTTTGAATTTGAGTTTCCTGGAGATGTTAACGATCTTAAAGCTATGGAGATTGAGTTGTGCGAATATCTTGGATTTCCTGAACTAGATATTAGAACATACAAGGAGTGGCAGGATCAATTTGAAGTTGAAGAAATTGAGAATGAACACGAAGATGAGATAGGTTGGGGAATGATAACACACTTTCCTGAGTTTACTTCGCCATTCTGGAATATGTCAAGACACAATGATGAACTTACTAGTAAGAAGATCGATGTAATATTAAATGGTATGGAAACAATCGGATCTGCAGAAAGAAGTACAGATAAAGAACAAATGTCTCATACATTCCATACAATTAGTGAAGGTAAATATGCAGAACTTCTTTATAAGTTATTTGGAAAAGACAGAGTCGAACAAGAACTCAAAGACTTTTTAGCTATGGATTTCTTTCCAAGAGTTGGTGGCGGCATAGGTATGACAAGAATGATTGCTGCCGTTGAGAAGGCCGAACAATGGAGAGCAGATAAAGCCGCATGATTTAATCTGGGGTGGCGGAATTGGTAGACGCGGCGTACTGTTTATACGCTGTCTAACGACGTGGTGGTTCGACTCCACCCCCCAGAGCCAATATGCCTTCAGGATCACATTTTTCACAACTGCATCCTGTGCATATATCGTTGTAGCAGTCCATGCATTCATTATCGCAATGAGAATTATGATTGCACTTCCGGCATTTCTTCTTGAATAGTCCGAAATTTGGTTGGTATGTCTTTGTATTTTGTTGCAAGATCCCTCCATGTCATTTTGTCTAGCATATTCATCATACTATAAAAATCGCTTAAGTGAATCATATTAGGTCCATCACTTGGAGCATTATCAGGATCTGGATGTACCTCTAAGAAAAACGACTCAACACCAACAGCAGCTGCGGCCCGCAAAAGACTAGGAACATACCCACGATCGCCGTCGCTCTTATCACCACCTCCTCCAGGTCTTTGGACTGAGTGAGTAGCGTCGAAGACACAGGCGTTCCCAAGATCGCGCAGAATAGATACCATACCGACAAAGTCAACGACAAGACGATTATATCCGAAGGAAGTCCCTCGCTCGGTAATCCAAACATCCTTTGCTCCTTCTGTCTTACTTAAGATCCCTTTAATATCCCAAGGTGCCATAAACTGACCCTTTTTAATATTTATTATTTTACCGCTTCTAGAAGCGTCAACAATAAGATCTGTTTGTCTAGAAAGAAATGCAGGGATTTGTATCACATCAACGACATGATCAAAGAAAGCTCTGATTGTCCTAAGTTGTTCTCTATCATGTACATCAGTCAATATGGAAACACCAGCTTCTTTTTTAATTTTTGATAGATCAAAAAGAGTTTCTTTTAATCCTACACCTCTTGGAGAATGCATGGAAGTTCTATTTGCCTTATCATAGGAAGCTTTAAAGTAGTATTCAAATCCAAAGTATTGACATACTTCTTTACAATGTTTAGCTATTTCTAATGATTGCTCATATGACTCATGTTGGCATGGGCCGGCTATGATCCTCACTTAGCTCTCCACCTGTACACTTCATCAATACAAAAGTTTCTGCCAAACTTACATTCGACTTCACCTTTGCAGACTTTTTCATGTTTAGAATTTTCCCAACATTCTGTTGTAAAAGGATCTCCATATTTTTGTAGAAACCTTTCAAAAGTATCGTCAAGTGACATCATAGCAACAACTGGTAATATAAACATTGTAACTATTATGACTATAAACGCAAGGCCAAATCCTTTATTGTGGTATGGTTGATCACTCATTAAATAATGTACTCCATTTTGCTAGTTTTTTATGTTTTTTCTTTGCATTAACCTCTAGTTCAACATAGTCAAACAGTTGGTTGTGTATCATAAGTTGAATCATAGCATACACATCGGCAGCTTCTTTTTTCAACTTATCGATATCTTCTTCAGGTAACTCATTAAATTTTTTATATTTTCTTATGATTTTACTGCACTCTTGTGTAAGCTCACCACACTCTTCCATAGTAATAACCATGAGTTGCTGTAGTTTATTTAATGGCTTAGGCATGTTCTTCCTCCATAAAATACTCAAAGTTTTGACAAGTTTTTCCTTTGTAGATTAATTCGGCTCCGTTTTTTAAATGAAACTTTTCAGCCATTTCTGTAAGTGGACTTAAAGTCACAAACCTTCTTATCCAACCTCTTTTCATTAGATGATCAGAAACCTTTTGAATTATTTCTCGGCCAGCACCTTTTTCGTATGACCATACTGTATAGAATATTGCACAAGTTCCATCAAACGCGTTGTACGCTGCAAGCTCAAACTCATCTTTTGGAACAGCATTAGTATAGGCCACACAAATAACTGCTGCTATCTTACCATCATTTTCTAAAACAAATACTTGTCTTCCATCAGAAAGTCTATCTGCCTTTGATATATGTGGACGAACCGGATCATCTTTTAAAATACCGGCATCTAATATGTCAAGTTCTTTAAGTTTCACCAGACTTTCTCATCTTTATTTCTTCTTTCATTTCTTTCATTCGTTCTTTATAGTCTTCGTAATAACTTGGATCACTCTTACTGCCAGTACCATCAACACCAAAACTACAACTTCCAACAAAAACTATTCCTGCTAGAACAAGATATGAAAAATATTTCATATAGTTTAAAAAACCATGATAGGCTTCTTCAGCCTGCTCTCTCGCAGGTTCTCTTGGATCACTACTCATAATTACTCCTCAACTTTATCAAAAAGATCTTCAGCTAACTCACTTTTGTATTTGTCATCAAGCTTAGTAGTTTCTCTCATAGTCTCGCCATAATAACGATTAGCATATTTTCTCTGATCCGTATAATAATTTATATTAGCAGAACTGTTGTCTTTAGCATATTCAGGTAGACCATTATCTTTATTTTTTTCTTTTAGAGCAACTTTACGAGCGATCTTAGCTTTTCTTCTAGCTTCGCCGAGAGTTGAGTTTCTTTTAATAAGCTTTCTTAGGTAAGCTTTTCTTTCATCATCATTTGCAAAATTCATATTATAAACTCCTCAAAATTAGGATTGATATCAGCATCATATACTATCAACTCCCAATCTTTTCTTTTATTTGGAGTGGCTGATAGCTTCATGAAGAAATTGTAAGCCTGTTCTCTTATATGCTCTGCAGAACCAAAGAAAGTTTTACTAGCACCTGGACTTTTCTTATTAACAAGAACAGCACGCATTTCTACACCATATTTGTCTTCAAGAGTTCTACAAAACACATATTGTGATTCAGTACCTGGTTTCTTAGAGGTCCTATGCATCACATCAAATTCTGTTTCACGATAGTTTTCTTCGTACTTTCTATCAGAATATGATCTTCCTGAAGGAATTCTATCTAATGAATATTTCGTAGGGCTTTTGATAACTCTTTCTATTCTAACTACTATTTCTGCCAATTGATTTTTAAATCTAGCATTAGGATCTTTCACTTCTTTAATAATTTTCATAATATAATACTTTCTATTTTAGAGTTTAATTTTTTGCTCTTTAGCTGCTTCTATTATTATTTGAGTTATAACTGGCTCGAGCTTTCTTTCAGCTTCTTCAAACTGAGAGTTAGTCATTCCGCCTCGTGTGTAAGGCGCCCAACCGAAGAAACCTTGGAACTGTGATCTTCTATTGCCAAGACCATTGTTAAAAAGATCATGAACTAAATTTGAAGCAACTCTAAACTTTTCGAGAGCTTTGTTCTTTGATCTGCTATTAGGAACTTTTCCTTGAAAGGGTACTAACTCGTCAAGCTTTTCTTGAAGACGCTTAAAGCCTGGATTAATAGCCCAAGATGATTTAAATAGATTTCCTTGAGCATCGCCTGTATATGGTGATTCTGCCATAAAATTCATTGTTTCTTTAAGTGTCAACATTACTTAACTCCTTTTCTTTTCTTGAAACTTTCAGGTCTAAGTCCTATATCTCTTAGAGCTTCTTTTTTAGCTTCGAGTACGTCTTTAACTTTGTGGTGAGCTGATTCAAATTCGCCTTTACCTAACAGTTTTATAACTGTGTCTAAAGCTACTATATCATTTATTAAATCTCTTGGGTTCATTATTTTCTCTCCAAAACTTCATTTATGTCGAAGACTGAATAGTATCGAGGCTTCTTTTCCTCTTTACCTGTTACCTTATCGACTTGCTTTACAAATCGAACTAGTGAAGCGGCTTTTTTTATGCCTTTTAATTTCTTTCCAGTTAGACCTGGAAGTTTAACGGCTTGTTTAAAAGTTACAAAACCATGGCCTGGTTCGTAGCCAGCTTCTAAAAGTATTCCCACGTTCTTACCTGAGAATTCATTTCCTGTTGAAAAGTTATACATTTATTCTTCCTTATTAATTATTCCTTATGATACTAATCTATCATAAATCAAAACAAATGTAAACGTTTATTTTCACTTTTATTGAAAATAATTCACTTTTATTTAAAAATAGGGAAATGTGTTACAAAAATGTAACAGTTACTTCTGATATATTGAAGTAAGATAATCCTCAAATGCTTCTACTTTATTTAACCGATCCGGCCATAAAATATACTCTTTCTCTGGATTCTTTTTTAGATTGTTTAAAAGAGGAGTAATTGCATTATATAGATCATCAATCTTAGACTGTAGTTCTTTTGCTGTCTTTTCTGTATCTTTTTGTTTACTAGTTACAGTTTGTACTGCTTCAAGTTCATCTTCATCTACAGCAGTAAAACCGAAATCAAATATCTGATTTGCCATCTTTTTTTCTTTCTTGTCTTAGTTTCCAAAGCATCCACTCATAATAACGAGCAGGTTCTGGATCTTTTTTATCGTTTTTATTTATATCTGCAAACCAGTTTCTAGGTTTGATGTACTCCGATCGAAGAGTCTCCATTAATCTCATTCACTGTTCTCCATACTTTAAAGGGATTAAAACAAGCGGTACCGATACTAAAATGATCAGCACCTAAATCTTTATAAAATTCAGCATGCCATGCTTCTTTGATTCCACCACCAGCAATGACTTCTACATGATCATATTCTTTCTTTAAATATTGAATAATTCTTCGAGTGTGTGGTAGTAATATTGCGCCACTCAGTCCACCTTTATCTGTGGGTAAAGTATTACTAGCATGAATCTGTGTAAATCCTAACTTTACGATCTTATCTAATAAAGAATATGATGCAGTTGGTGGAACCTTAACGATGCACCACTTTCTATAAATCGTTGGCCATGCATCAAATCCGTTGAATATCGTAGTATCTTCATGGACATCTAGATTAGGACAACTAATATTTAACTCAACACTTTGACTTTCTGGAACTATTGATTCTAAATTTATCCAATCATGTTCACTTATCGCGGCTATACTAAGGACTTCATTGAAATTAGTCTTTTGTATACCGTATTCTATTCCACGATTTCTTAAACCAATCTTATTACGCCAACCATCTCTAGTATATCTTAATGTCTTTACAACTTGTTTGAATAGTCCTGGTCTTGGTTCGTATGTCCAAGTTCCAGT